TTAAAATGCCGAAATTGCGGGTTTGGTCACGTACACATCGTAGCCGCGGAGCACTGGCACGTCATAGACAGTATCCACGACACCAACCTCGTTCGCCTGCAGGTCGATTGTTTCTGTTTTCCAGACTTCGAAAGGACCAGTCTCCCCGATTTGCCGCCTGTAAAGCTTGACGGTCCCCTTGTAGGTCCATCCTGGTGCCGGCGTATTGACCACTACGTGCATCCGTCCATCAGTTCTTTCAAACGAAGGATCGTTGGTCCGTTTGCTATAATGGGCAAACACTACGGGATCGTCAGGTCCGCCAGCAAGGACCACATCCCAATACTCAGGCCATGGATATTCGTGCCTGACATTGATCTTCCTGTCATACGCCGTCTCGTCGGTATCCTCATCGGCCAGCGTCACCGTCGCTCCTCCAGTGTTATACCCATAGCTCAGGCCGGCAAAGTTGTAATTACTGCCATCCCAGCTGAGGTTTCTGGTTATGCGCGAATCGGATATAACATAGTGTTCTCCAACCCCTAAATACCCATCGTCAGAACAGCCCACAGGCTGGCGGCCATTGGTCGCGGACACATGCCATGCATCATGCACGACGCCTCCGAGAGGCGCATAATACCAAGACCCGCTGTAGTGATCGGTGTCTGCAATGTACGGCGGGTCCCAACGAACAACAGGGGGTTCGAAGGGGAGCTCCCGAACAACCCACTGCTGAATCGTCCCGAGAATGCTCATCGTGCGATACATGCGAGGGAAAAAATCATCCGTAATCGCAGTTCCAGGCACAATTTCTCGCCACCCAATAAGCTCGAAATATCCGCCTCGATTCTTCTTCCCCAGGACGATATCTAGGCCAACCATGAGCAGGCTAGTGTCGACTAAGTCGTCATATCGTGGATCAGTTGGCAAACTCGTGGGTATCTCGCAGAGTTCAGCTGGCCAGTCGTAATGCTGTGGCCAGGTGAAACCAAACGTTGTCCAGGTGGCCGTGAGTTGCAGGCCAGCCTCGAAGGAGACCTCTGGGTCGTAGATGGCGAAGCGAGAGTAGGTGCGGAAACGGAAATATCCCTCGGTCGACGTCTGCATCAGGGATACAAAATCGGGGTGTTTGAGGCGCACGATACTGTCTGCCGGGATCACCCAACCCTCAAAGTGTAGGAAGGGATCAGGGAATGTGGCGCCTCCACTGGTATCGAAGGCCATGGGAGACGTCTTCAGGCGACCGCGCATGACGCCGAGATCCCATGCATCTGGACCGACCATGGTGATGCTCTCGATCGCACACACTTCAAAGTAGTGGCGATCGCCGATCGGAAGGATCCGTCCGGTCGATGGGTTTTTCGCGATGAGGATCAGGAGGAGCCGATCATCGCGGGCCTCAACCGGGGAGGCGCCAGTGCCATCTTCCAGGCGCCATCGCTCACGGTCCGCACGCACTCCAGGAACAAACTCAGCGAAGGTATTGACTCGGATCGTGGTGGCGGCCGCCGTGACCGCCTGGGGAAGCTCGACCGGGAGGGCGAAGCCCTGGACAGTGCCGAGCACCGGATAGGTGCCATGCACCAGGTCGGAATCATAGAGCACGTGCATCCCGGTCACATCATCATCCGGACGGCATGCCAGAATGCTCACGGAAGGCGCTTCGCACATGTCGGGCTCCAGGGCGATGGTGCGTTCGTAGAAGAGCGGCGTGAGCGCCGGCGTAATGCCAGGGGTATTGTCGCTCCAGTCTTTGACGAAGGGCACGGGTGCAGCGAGAGGCTCGCTCTGGAACTGCAGAGTGACCGGACCGACCGGACCGAATCTCCGACCTAAGCAGCGCATCAGGACAGCCACGCCAGAACCTCCTGGGATGGGGTCGACGTCGATGCGGAAGTAGTCGCCAGGCCGGATGCCGATACCGCGGCTACGTCTCACCTTGCACGAGCCCTTCAGACTTCCGCCACGCCGCTGGCGCATATACTCGAGGATGACCCTGCGAGCTTGGGCCCTGTTGTGGATCTCAGGATGTGAGATGGTCTCGGTTTTCGGAGTCAGTGCAGCCCTGGAGGCCGCCACGTCGGGCACCTTCTCCGTCGACTCCTTGAACACGCGGTCAGCATCTGTGAACTTGATCACGTATTCCGTGGGCAGCTCGTCCATGTCCTCAGTGTCATACTCCAGGTCCTCGGTGAGCTCATCCGCGGTGATCAGCTGCACGGTGGATTCATCTGAGGGCGGAGTCCAGCGGCCGAGCTCGATGAGTCCATCGGCACGCTTGCGAGACCAGATTTTGGTGGTCTCTCCCATCCTGGCGAAAATCGATCGTACGGTCTCCTGTGAGCTAAGGAGCGGTGAGGCCGCATAGAGACTACGCATCTCTGCGGTATTCAGGGCGTCGGCGATACCCTGCCAGCTAGGCTGGTGGAATCTGGAATTGGACAACGCCAGCCCTGACTTGGAGGTCACGAGCTCAGCCGCGAAGGCAACCAGGTTGCCCTGGGCATTGCTATCGAGCTCGGCGGAGGCACCAGTAATAAGCGTCTGATTCGCCTTCTTGCGGTAGACGATTTCCCAGTTGGGCACATTGGAGCGTTCCCTCCCAAACAGGAATGCATCGCCAATGATGCAGCCTCTCCCCTTGTATTCAGGATGCTGCTCGAATTTGGCGAGGATACTATCGCTGGATTCGGAATCGGTGCCCCAGTGCACCCGGAGGGCACCACGGTCAGGAATCGTGATGATGGATGGTGCACCATCTGAGGGGCGCACCAGTGGACCACTGTAGATTTCCTTCGAATCCTCGAGGATGCGCACAATGGCATCGATGGGTCCTTCTCCAAGGCCGATGAGGATCGTGCCGTAGTAGTCGTAGCTTTTGCTGCTGCTGCCGGTTTGTTTACCCATGGCTATTTTTTCCCAGGACGATCCGTTTTTGCCTCGAGGGTGAACTGGCCGTAGATGGGAGACCAGAACCGGCCCGAGACCTTTACTTCACCCATTGCAATGGGCACGGGGATCGATTCTTGGGCTGTCGCGAGGGACTCATCCTCAAGGGCGGTAGTCTCGACATCTGAGGGTGTGGTGGATGCTCCTTTACTCACTTTAAGCCTCCATTTTTATGGGCCTAAAAGCCGCGTGAATGCGCTTTAATAGGCGTTGATCGAGTGGCGAGATGTGGGCCCCAATGCGCTGCCAGGTCTGGAGTACCTCGCCGTTGTCCAGGACAAGTGCCGCATGGTGGGCCCCGATTCCGAGTCGGATGATCAAGATGTCCCCAGGAGAGAATTCGAAGGAACTCTGGGGGAGCTCTAGGAAACGCTCGGGATTGGCGCGCAGCCAATCCGCCATGACACTGCCCGGATGATGGGTTGCCCTATTGATATTTCCGTCGGGCATCTCCTCCTGCGTGACAGGAAAATCTGCTTCGGCGATCGCAGCAGCCACCAGCCGATGACAGCACGCGCCGCCTCGGGGTCCCTTCGTAGATCCTCCTGGAGCGAATGGCGTACCGCACCAGGACAGAGCAGCCTGTCGTAGCCCAGGGACATTGGATGATGAGAAAAACGGCGTCATTTCTTTCCTGTGGAAGCTGTCGTCTGTTTGATCGCGGTGAAGGCGGGATTCGCGCTCGGCTTACGCGGGGCGCCACTGAAATGAGTGGTGTTGCCCAGGGCAGAACAATTTCCCCAGCTGCAGTCACACCCAGGGTACAATGTCACCATCTCAGCCTCCGAGAATGCAGGTGAGATCGGCAAATCCACGGTGATGGTGTGCAATCCAGATCCAGCCTGCACACTGTCGAGGATAGAGAAAGTCCTGCAGCCATCTATAGAGTCAGCACGCTTGAGCCATCCTCCTGCAAAATAGTGGTCGGCGAACGAACCGCTCACCTGGACAGTGTACTGGAGCACAGCGACAGACGCTTGGACAGTAGCCAAGACGGCGAAGGAATCGGGATTGAGCTCACAACCTGGTCCAAAGACGGTCCAGGAGCAGGCTGGGGTATCTAGGCGGCGTGGCACCAGAACTTCGAACATCCGGCCCTCTCCTTTCACCGGAATCGTCAGTTTGCGCCCGCGGCCTTTGGCGCTCGTCGCGGTACCGGACCAGAGCCACGTCGACGTGGATGCTGATCCTGATGCCCATTCCTTGAGAGTGACCTTCAGCTGCTGCCCTCGATGTGGGCGTAGGAGGCGCATGAACGGGTTACCCTCCCATGAGTCGCAAGTGAGGTTGACGCTTCCATCGTCCATGTTGAGAGCCTCCTGGATCTCATCCCACGAAAACTGCCTTGCTTCATAGACGAATGTGTCGACCGATACCTGCGCCTCGTAGTTGGTCCAGTGCCAGAGGCCACCCACCTGGTCCTCGATGTCGAGGAGCATGATGGGAGCTCCGACACCACCGATCGTCGCTCCGTAGGTTTCCCCGCTGGGAGATCCATAGTCGCTGGGGATCTCGGTGAGCATGAACTGAGAGCTGAGCTTGAGAGCACTTTCCCAGTTGATGACGAGATCATCGTCGGAGAAGCGCCCAAACAACAGGAGCTGCAGGCTGATTCCTTCCCTGGCGAATGCACCAGGCGATGCCTTCAAATTGACGATTTTCCCAGCGATGGAATCCACCTCGCACGGCACCACGGCGCCGGAGAAATCACGCAGCACCAGGTGAGGATGCCCTCCGAGGGCATTGGGATCCTCGACGCTGATCTGTACCGAGCCGGAGCTCGTGTTGGCCGTCAGGCGCGTTGGCGCGTAGCCAGACGGAAACCAGACAGGGTATACGGATCCTCCACTTGCGTGGAACACAGCAATCAGGCGGACGAAGTCTTTGAGTTCACCGAAGACCGTCGCATTGGTCGTACGTCGTGGAGTTTGTGGATACAGGGTTTCGGTCTGCCCACGGCCGTATCCCAGCCTTTCCCGGCTCACCTGGATGTCCACACCACCCGCCTTGCTCGAGCTGTAGTCGACATCGAGGTCGATGATGGGCCATGGGGATCCATGCAGTACCGGCCCGAGAGGAACGACGACACTGGGCGCCGGAGCGATCGCAAGATCTGCAGGACCGGTCTCGACGAATGTGATCGGGATCGTTCCGGCCTCTGGCGTGATGAGCGAAGGGTCCGGAAGCTTCTCGAGGGTACCCCAGAGCACAGGAGCCGTCATCGCCAGGGTTGAGGGTGTGAACCCCGCAGGCGCCGGCGTTCTGTGCAGCTCCCACACTGCGAAGTCTGGCTCCCAGGTGCAGTGCAGGGCGCCGGTGAACATGGGCGTAGCGCTGAATGCCGCGGCAGCCATCCAGAGAGGGCACAGCACAGGCCGGCCATCCCATGCTTTCAATGAGAGGCGCGTGGCCTGCGCAGTGACGCGATCGAGGACCAGGGCAGAATAGTCGAGCTTCCACCGCAGTGTGGATCCCAAAGTCCTGCGCTCCTCCCTCCGGGTGCGACCAGCCTGCCGATCACTCAGCTTGGACAGTGTGACCTTCATGGTGCCATCGGGCGGCAGCGTGATGAGGAAGACGGGACTGCTGTTGTAGACGGTGGAGATCATCAGACTTCCCTCACAGATCCATTCAGGAGATTGAGCAGGAATCGCCGGCCACGCCGACTAGAGGCCCAGCGTTCGTGATCTGCATCCGTATTGAGTGCCTGGACACCGATGTGAATCGGATCGCGTGCGGCATCCGAGGAGCCGGTCAGCGCCGTACCAATACCACTCGTTGATGCCTGCATAACAGGAGAGGTCGCACTAGCATAGGCCCCTCCGACCGCTGCAGCAGAGTTCCAGGGGACAGAATCGACGACGCCCCCAGAAGAGTAACCGCTTGGGAGACTTCCACGGCCGCGGCCGCCTCGACGCCGCTCGGTCTCAAGCCAATTGATGATCGGGGCATAGCGGGGATCCTTGCGTTGCCAGGCCGGTGCAACCCACTCCTCCTCGTGGACTACACCAGCGACACGAGTGGGGTTCGATCCACCGGTATCTCCTCCGGTGGCAAAGCCCTTCTTCATGAGATTGGCGCCGGCAGCCACGATTGCACCCATAGCGGCGATCGCCAGGAATGGGCCAACGTAGGGGATCGAGGCCATGGCGCTCATTGCCATGATGCCTGCCTGGATCAGATGGAGTCCCGTCTCGAGCAAGATAATGGGGGCTCGGATTGCCCATTGGGCAATCGAGACCGTAGTCTTTAGGATTTCACCTGCGATGTGCGCTCCCGTGCGAACAGCGATCTGGATACCATGCCAGATGGTCTCCCCGAGCATCAGCGCCTTTCGACCAATCGTGCCAAAAAGTGAGGCGCCTGTCTTTGCGCCTTCACCCGCAGTGTGCACCGCAACCTGTGTGCCGACATTGGCGGCATGCGCGGCCGTCTCGCCCGCAGCGATGGTTTGACGAGCAGTTGCGCCAGCAGCCGAGGCAGTCGTAGTGGATGCTTCAAACATGCTTTTCACGTTAGCCATCACCATGTGCTGCCATGCCCAATCCACACCCATTTGGACGGCATTCCGCACGAAGGTGGAGTAGATCGACCAGGACATTGCCTTCAGCTTCTCACTGGCGGAGCCTGTCGTGAGCAGCATGTCGCCCGTCGTCGTCCCGATGGAGGTGCGCATGCTGTCAGACGTGTTCGCCCAGAGACGACCGACCTGCTGCTCCAAGGATCCGATCTGATTCATCGCCGAGGTCGTAGAAGAGACGATCTGATCGGCATAGGAGGTCGGATTTGCGCCCTGTTCCACGAGGGAACTCTGGGCCTTGGTTAGGTCGGCTCCGGCGGCGCGCACATTGGTATCACCAAGTGCTTTCGCCTCAGGCGTTGCAGCTGTATCACGGAGCGCCTGCATTGCCGTGAGATACCTCTGGGCCGCTGCGACTGAATCCTGTAGCAATGCACGTCTAGCACCCCATTTCTCGTCATCTGTCTTGGTGAAGTCTGCATCGAGCTTCGCGATCTGCTGATCGATCCCCTGTTTCGCATCCTCAAGCTCATTTGCCGCTTTCCTAGCCTTATTTTCGGCGATTCTGTTGGATGCAGCCTCACCCTGTTTAATGATTTCCAGACGTGCGGCTTCGGTCTCAAGATCCAACTGTTGGATCTGATAGATCGAACCAGTGGCCTCGAGCTCATCGCGCCTAGCCTCCCATGTTTTTTGCAGAAGGTCATAACGATTTTGAGCCATCTTTAGCTGAGTAGATGGATCTGCTAGGCCGAACTTCAGAGAATCAATCTTGTCGTGCACGCCAGCGCCCTTGTCTCCCGCTAGCCAATCCTTCGATTTGGCTTCTCCTGCAGCGAAGTTCTCAGCGGTTTCCGTAGTTTTGTCGCGGGCCAAATTCGATGCAATGCGGGATGCGCTCCAGCCCTCGTTGGATCCATCCTGCAGCATCTTCGTCAACCCGACGAGACGGCGGATCGCAGTCTCGTAACCGGATATGGCCTGGGTATTGGTGATCCAACGACCTTTCTCTTCGTCGAGAGACGTCTGTGTCTTCTTCAGGAGTTCGTTTGCTTCGTTGAGCACGCTCACGCGATCGCTATCCGAGCGGACTTCATTCGCACGATTCCCGAGTCTGTTCACGGCATCCAGCGAGTTGCTCGATCCGGTCACCTGGCCATCGCGCCACTCTTTCCAGCCGGCGTACAGACCGAGTGACACTTGCGTCGCGATCGCAGCCGCGAGGCCGATCGGAAGCACACGCGTGAGAGCCCCGGACAGCTTGCTGTAGAGAGGCAAAACTACGCCATCGGCGAACGCATTTCCAACCGCCTGCTTATTCAGCGCCCATTTGAGCACTGCACTATCCAGCTTTTCGATGACTTTGGAGGCCAACTTCGCTCCGCCAATGGCACCAGCTACCTGCAGTGTCTCAGGTATCACTGCACCAACGACGGACAGATTCATGCCGTTGAGCAGATTCGAGGCCGTCTCAAGTGCCGGGATGAGTCGCTCGGCCGTCACAAGCCACATCTCGTTGAGGCGTGACTTCACGATCGAGATGCGATCGCCGATCTCATCGAATTTCGCTGCGTCAGCCTGCAGTCGATCGGCGAAGCGTCCGGATTCCTCGGAGGCTATGCGCAGGGCCGCCGGATCACCGAGCACCTGCAGCATCTGAGCGCCCGACTTCCCGAACAGTGCCATGGCGGCCCCGGTGCGCTCCGCTGGATTCTGGATCCTGGCGAACGCGGCCGCCACTGCTGAGAGCTGCTCATGGAAGGAAAGCCGCTTGAGCGTGGCGATGTTGAGCCCAAGACGCTGGAAGGTGTCGGCGGTCTTCCCTCCTTCCTCATTCGATCCACTGAGAGCCCGCTGCATGAGCCCGATCGATTGGGCCACATACTCCGCGCTCAAACCCGAGTTCTGATAGGCCCTATCGAGGACGACCAGGTCTCGCACGCTCTGCCCAGTCCTGGCATTCAGGTCGTTGAAATGGCCCGCGAGATCCAGCGCACTCTTCACTCCTGTGCCGGCCATGGTCGCCAACGCCGATGCCGAAGCGACACCCGTGAGCGCACCCTGTACCTTCCCGAGCGCACCAACGACTGACTGGGTTCCAGCCACTGCTAGGATGAGATTTACAGAAGAGTTCATTTCGGCTATGGGTTGGTCGTGCTGGAGCTGTTTTTATACGTCATCGGCTTCCTGATCTGTTTCGGGGTGGTGGCATTTCTATCACCTGGCACGGCACTCGTGGCTGTGATTGGTTTCCTGCTCTGTCTGATTTATGCGGTGTGCCACACGCTTGCTCACCGGAAGAAGCGCAAGGACCCGTTCCTGCCCTAGTCTTCGAAGTCGTCGATCCGTGCCTCGAGTCGCTGCTGCAGCTCCTTGACCGAATCGCCTCCGCACATCCCCGCGCTTACAGCGTTGAGCATGCGAAGCTGACCACGATTGGCTTCGCGATCAGCTTCGGCGAGCAGCAGCTTCAGCCGGCCGAGGGTGAGGCGGATGACGCGGTCCGGATCTCCGCCGCAGACTCCGGTGATGCAGGTGCGGAGGACGAGACGGTTGAGCTTTTCAACAGGGCTTGCGCGGCGTCGTTTAGCTGTGCGAGCACCTTTCCGAAGCGCGCCGAGGCGATGGGATCGCTCTGGATTATCTCCATCGCCAAAGGAAAATTCTGCTCATGGACCAGCTTCGCGAGCTTCGCGTAGCTGGCGCCTTTGAGCGTATTCACCCAGTCGATGGGCTTCCCAGCACAATACGCGACGATCCTTGGTGTCTCGTCCAGGGCGATCGCGTCGATGTATTTGTAGATCTCCGTGATCTCGAGCTGCCGAATCGAGATCTCCTCGGTACCGCCTTTCTTGTATTCGACGGGCACCGGCGTGGAGTTGAGAATGGCCTGTTGGTCGGTAGGCATGATGCGGACTCCTGGGGAGTTTGAGGTTAGGCGGCGCCGTCGACGGCGAAGATGACGTTGCCGACCTTGTTGCTTTCGAGCTTGATGGTGGCCTTGGACCAATCACCGCCGAAGCCGAGCTTTCCATCCCGAGTGATGGTCACTGCGAAGTCGGCCTCCGACTTAAGAGCGACGGTCGTGGTGTCTCGGTAGTCCGGGATCCAGATGGTAGCGAGACCGGTAGCTTTGCCGCTCAGCGCACCCGAGAAGATCAGAGGCAGGCGTTTGACTTCATCAAGCTGGAAGGACCACTTCTCAATGCGCTTGACGATCGTGTTCGCGGCGTTGCGGACCACGGCATCGAAGCCAGGCCGCGGCAACGGCTTCATATCCATCTCGGGATCATCGTCGATGCTGGGCACCTCGAAGACCAGGAGCGGCTGAAAGACACCCGCGCTACCGACAGCGGTGATGTTCTGAATGGAACCGCCCGGCGTCGTCGACAGGTTGAAAGTCGCGGCGTCGACGTACTTCACGTAGTAGGTCGTTCCAGGCGTCAGACCCGTGAATCCGGTACCGCTCACGAAGGTGACGGGTAGGCCGTCGATGAGGCCATGCGCCGCGAGGGTGCAGAGGCCGCCGATGGCAGCGGTCACACCGGTCTTAGCCGGCGTGATTTTGAGCTGAACGACGGACAGGCCATTGAGGATGGCTTTGGTGATGTCCATCGGAGAACTGGGCATTGCGCACATATGATTACTCCTTGTTTGAGTTACTTACTGGGTGGGAAAACTATGAGAGCCGGGCGGCGACGACCTTCCCGGCATAGGTCTCGAGCGTGAGGAACCAGCCCTTTCGGCCTGAGTCCGAGTCGCCCTCTTTTGTCACGGTGATCTCGTCGCCATCCATGGGTTCAACGCAGACACCAAGGAGCCTCGGGTACCCGAGGTGTGATCCGGAGAGAGCCTTAACGACAGCGTCTCCTAACTGCAGTACGCCCTGGGCATGGGGCCCTCCGAACACAGCCTCCTGGCCGGTGCGGCGATCGGTGTCACAGATGAGACAGGCAAACTGGATTTTCTTCTTCGAAATGAGCTTCGTGTCATCGCTGACGTTCTCCCAGTACACACGGCCGGGCATGATGAAGCAAATTCGCTGCTGTCGGGCAACCAAGGTGTCGGCGAAGGCTCGATCAATGTCGCTCGAATCGTAGAGTTTGACGGCTTGAAACAGCGATCCTCCGGCGGCGAGCGGAAGGGTCTCGACTGCAGCTTTGACGGCCGAGAGCAGTTCGGAAGTAGGGATGAAGCCGGAGGTGGTCATGGATTCAGGATTCGGTCGATGGTGGCTCCGATCGCCACAGTGTAGTCCTTAACCCGTTGCTCGATGGAGCGGCGGATATAGTGGCGTGCCGGCATGTTGACTTTGCGGGAGTGCGCACGCACCTGGATCTCCACGGTCGTGGTCTTCGGCTTGCGTTTCCGCTTCGAGATTTTTCCGCTGGCGGGATCGAACACGGCCGTAGAGTTTGCCTCGGAGATGAATTGATCCACACGGCGGGTGTGCGCCCTGACCTTAACGTCTCCCTGGAAACCAAACTCATGGATGCCCGCGTAGACCACGTTGGAGCCGATCATCGAGTATATCCCGCCATCTGAGCGGAGCTCAGCCTTAGTCGCACGGATGGAGCTGCGCAGGCGATTGGTGACTACGCCCAGGGTGTCAGGACCACGCTTCGAGAGTTTCTCCTTCTGAATGAAGCCGATCGTGAGCTGATTCTGCATGTCGATCGTGCGCAGCAGCTGCCTCTGCACCCCTTTGGATGCATCGCCGATTCTCTCCATAAACACCATGGAGCGGCCATCGAGGGAGATTTTGACGTCGACGCTCACGTGAGCTGGGTCCTGGTGTAATCGCGCAGGACGTCCAGGACGTCCGGGGCATAATTCATGGTGACCAGGGCACTCGGCTGGGAGACCGTGTTGATCGGCGTGCCGAGCTTCGGATACTTCGCCCAGGTGGCACGGCAGTGTTGCAGCCAGGCGAGCTTGAGATCCGCCGGGAGCAGAGTCGCCGTGCCAGGCATCGCACCAGACGCGTCCTCAGTGATGTCGATCCAATACCCTCCCGTGTATGTGACGCGCACCCGATTCGCATGAGACCCCGGCTCATAACCAAAGATGACCAGGCCGGAATCCGATGACCAGGACTCCAATGCCGAGAGGATGCTCGTCCAGGATGAACCCATCGTCTCTCGAAAATCGATCGCAGTGAGATCTTCGATAGGGAATCTGGGCAGCACGAAGTGCAGCCGGTCAGCCGCAAACTCGACCTGGTCCGCTACCACGCGCACGAATCTTCTGTTGCAGGTACGTTCGAAGGCGGCCGCGACACCCAGACCGATTGCCATTATCTGAGGATCCCAGGCCGTTTCTGCGCGCAGGTCTTCAGCCAGCAGATAGGCCTTGAGCTCAGTGAGGTTTCCAAGTCCGAGGTTCATTTCAGTATGACCGGCCAGGGCCGAGTACTCGGCCGCGGCTGGGGACGTTTTATCGTGGGAATTGACATGGTTTGAAGGGCTCTATGGAGCCGCCTGGATCTCGCCCCTGGCGGCTCGAAGAGCCTTGCAGCCTAGTCTGTGCGCTCGGATTTGCCCTTGAGGGCATCGGTCACAGCGAGGGTACGTTTGGCGTTATTCGCGCCAGCGATCCACGCAATGGGAGCCACTACGACGGTGGTCACAAGTATGGTGATGAGGATGGACATGAGTTCCTTTGGTTGAGGCAAACGCTCACTGTGAGCGCTCTAAAAAGCCTCCCGGCCGGCAGCTGCCGGGAGGCTCGAAGAACGCTCCAGCTGGTTAGCTGGCAGCGGTGATCAACGCAGCCGTCGCATCCACGGCGGCGTAATCGAAGTCGATCTCCTCGATGAAACGCACGGCGAGCTGGTCATTCGCGAAGAAGACGTGCTCGGAGGTATCGATGCGCGGGGCGCCGTGCTCGCCGAACCACCAGAACTGCAGGGCGCCGAAGACGGCGAGCGGGGAGTCCACGGTGGCAGCGGTTCCATAGGGAGTGAGGACGTCGGTCCAGACGATCGGATAGCCATCCAGCAGCGCACTGCCGTCCGGAAGCCGCTGGTAGCAGTTCGGCTCGGCGGCGGTGCGGAAGCTGGGCAGAGCGGTTTCCCAGGTGGAGTCCAGGTAGTAGGCGCTGAGCTGTCCGGAGAGCGCAGCCTTGTTGACCTTCGTGCGCAGGGCGCGGAAGTCAGCCAGGGTGGCATCGGAGGGCTTCGTCTTCCCCGTGGCAAGGGTGATCGTGGCGGAGTTGGTGCGCGCGGTCTTCACGATGCCGGCGACATTCTCGTAGGTGGCGGTACCATCGGCAAGGAACGCCCAGGTGTCTTCGGCGCGGGCGAACTCCACGGCGCCGTAGCTGGCCAGGAACTGGCCCATTGGCACGATGCTCTGATCATCGATCTCGCGCGGCAGGCGGACCAGACCACCAATCTTGTGAGACTCGAGACTGGCGAAGGTCACGGTGGGACTCTTCTCCGTCAGCGCCGCGGACATCGCGATGGACCCGAATGTGGGACGCGTGCCCCAGCGAGGCGGACGAGCGGTGCCCAGGCCGATCGGATAGCGGGCCATGTTGGCACGCGCCACACCGAACTGCGAGATGAGTGCTTTGAGTTCACCGGCATACACCACAGGGAGCGGGATGTCGGTCGTGGTCAGAGCGGCCTTGGACTGGATGCCAAGCACCTGGCGAGCCACGGTGCTGAGGGACTCGCGAACATTCGCCAGGCTGGAGAGCGAGTCGAGCTTCCCGGACTTCTCGCAGTGCAAGATGAACTGGGCCGCGAACCATTTCGCGCAACCGTCGGAGACCTCGCCGGGGATTCGCACGCGCGGCCCCTCCTCGAACATGGCGATGGACTTCTTCTCGAAGTCGAGCGCCTTGGTCTGTATGTCAGCGATGTTCGTCGTGAGACCCTCCAAGGTCTTCTTCTGGTCAGCGAGCGACTTCTCGACATCGTCGAGTTTGCCGAAGCGCTTGTTCAGGTTGGCGAGGGAGTCCTTGAGTTCCTTGTCGATGTCGCCGTCAGCGACGACACTGAAACGCAGGGGCATGGTGTTGAGGCCGCCCAGGGCGAGCAGGTTGTAGGCGGTGACCATCGTGATCGCCGCGAGGTACTGGAAGAACGTGATGAGTCGAACTTTCATGAGTTTGATTTCTTGGACTGAGGGTTGGGTTTTGTTCAGAGGTGACTCTGAACTCCCGCGATGAACGCCATCTTCGCCCGCCTGTGAGCTGCCTCGACGAAGGCGGGGTGCTGTGTCGAGGGAACGGTTTTCGTTTTGGCCACCATCTCGGAAATCTGGTCGATGTCGTGCTCGCTCAGGCAGCCCGCCTTGTAGGCCTTGGCGAGCGCGTTGGGATTCGCACCGATGACGCATTGGGAGAGCTCGATCTGCTCCTGCTCGAGATAGACGACCCGCAACTTGGCGGCCGTCGTGGCATCGAGTCCCATCTCGTTGATCGCGGTGATGAAGTCCGCCGGCGTCGCGTCCCACTTCGAGGCCATGCGCACGGGGACGAACCCGACAGAGACGGCCTTGAGGAACTTGTCGCGAACCATCTTGAAGGCCCAGTCGGCGAGGGTGCCGGGTTCGCGCGAGTAGCGCACGGTCTCGACGAGCTGGCTCCCATCGAGCTTCCAGGACATCACCTGGCCGAGCAGCTTCGTGATCGAGCTGTAGTCGTGGGAGTCCACGAAGGGCGCGTTCTTTGCGAAGTGCGTGAAGCGCCATCCGTTGACGCGAACGATCTCGTTGTAGCAGTCGAGGGTTTCGTCGCTCGCGACAAATTCGACCGTACCGTCAGCCTCGTTGAGCACCTTTGCTTCGACGGCGAGTTCACGGCGAATGGGATCATGGATGCCTGCGCTGCGCAGGAGCTGCGGGATGTTCATTGGTTTTGGTCTGCCTTCGCGATCGAGACGCAGTGGCAGTTGATGACGTTTTCAGGGGATCCCGACGGATCACCTGGGAACTGGAGCTGCTCGCCGCCGACGACGAAGGGTTCGTCGATCGGGACGGATTGGTGATTCGCCATGGCATGCGCCGTGCGGACGTTCGCATTGCCGCTCGTGAGCCACTCTTTGTAGGGCACACCGGCCTCACGCATCGCTTCATCGCGTGCCGTTCCGTAACAAGCGGCCGTCTCGGTGGAGGCGATCGTCCGAGCGCGGCCGTCGCTGATGCCGTTGAAGGTGCTGCGAATCCTGGATGCGAGATCATCCATAGTGTCGCCGGCGTTGAGCCCCTCCTCGATAGAGGACTTCACCTGGTCGAAGATGGCATCAGACGCATCCGAGATGCGATTCTCCCGAGCTCGGACAAACTCGACAGCCTTCGCCGGCGGGAACTTGAAGGCATCGTCGCGTCCGAGCTCCTTGAAGAGCTGATCGCCGGCTTTGTCCAGGGCGGCCGTCTCGCGCTTGCGCATCATGGCGACCATACCCTCGGAGAACTTAGACTTGTCAAAGATGATGTCGGCTGCGGCCGCCTTGGTGACCGACTTGCCCAGGACCTTCTGCAGCTTCGCGAGCGTCTCGGCCCTGGCGTTCATGAGCTCCCGGCGGATGCCGCTCTCGAAGCCCTTCAAGGTCTCCATGCGAGAAGACATATGGCTCTTCCACAGACGGAGCTCCGCCTCACTGCGGTCCTTCATCACGGTGAACGCCCCCCCATGGCAGCTGCATGCGAAGGCTCGGAATTCGTTGTCGAGTGAGATCGTCACCTGCGGCACGCGAGTACGGCGCCGCGCAGCAAGCAGTACACGCATCTGCGAAATGGTGGGATCTTCGACGACGGGCTCGGCGAGCGCGGGATCCTGGACTGGATCCTTCGCAGGCGTGGAGCTCGTGTCTCCAGAGACTGCGGACACCGAGAACGGAAGGTAGCCGACATCCCAGCCAGGGAATTCAGTCATCCCGAGGCCCAGGTAGTCGTTCACGGACTCCATGGGCATACCCACACCCCACAGCTTGAGACCTGTCTCGATGCGCCCATTGCGCACCTCGATCATCACCGGGTGATCATCCCACTCGAGCTCGGCCTCGAGATCCAGACCGGTCATGCGCGTTGCGACCATGGCCAGGGATCCGGCGATCGCCACTCCCTGGGGCATGCAAGTGCGACTGATGAGCTGGTAGTAGTCGCTATCCTTACCGATCGAATAGGAGGCCTTCACCTCCGCCATCGATGGCGGGACACCGAACGCCACGAAGATCTCCTGATGCGACATCCCTTTGCCGACGTTGAGGTCGGTTGAGGCGGCGCGCTCCGGAGGGCGCTCGACCGTGATGTCACCAGTGAGGAACAGGTCCCTCGCGATGCCACGCTTCAAGGCCATTCGCTTTGCGCGCAGGTCCGCCACGATCCCCTCACGCTGCCGATCATCGACCACGCCGTTCTTTCCGACGACAATAAAGCCCTGGTCACCGTTGTTCCGCATGAGGTCGCGGATGTAGACGCCCGTGCTAAAGGCCCCTTCGGCGGCGATCGAGGCCGCGGTCATGGCTCCAACACCTCTCCAGTCGTCGTAGGGATTGAAGGCCTTCCAGTGGACCACCTGTTCAGGCACCAGGGTGAGACGGCGGCCGCCAGGCAGAGAGTAGCTATACCCCTGGAGCTCGCCGCCGGCGACGATCAGGCGCATCCTGCCTGGATGGGCCACGATAAACGGCGTTAGGGTGGCGGTCTTGGCCGTCGCCATGAGCCAGGCGTCGTCCAGGACAATGAAGTACTCGCCCTCCATGGATGCCCAGCTCGATAGGTCGCGCAGCACATCCGAGAGGGGCATACGGGGCTGCAGGGCCCCGCGGGTCTTGGCGCCCAGGGCAGGCCGGCGCCAGAATGAGGTGAGGCGATCGTCGGAGTACTCCTCTTGGTCGCGGTAAAACTTGAGCGGGCGACCGGCGATCTCGCCGGCGACATGGTTCACCGCGGCGCGGATCCAGGCGGATTGAGCGTACGGCTGGGTGAGGCTCGTCGCCGGCGTCGTGAGGTCGTCCCCGCGCGCAAAAGCGGACCCGAGAGCGCCCAGGGATTTGGCGGCAAGACTGATGTTGAGGCCAAAGATCTTCATGAGGAAGCCTCCAGACCCCCTTTAATCTTCATTAATCCCCGTTTAATACCTCGTCCAAGGCCATGGACGCATGGAAGTGAGGGGGTGGCCGAGGAATGGCCGGAAATGCAGCTGAATCGGTTCATGGGCTTAGCACAGGCTGGAGGTGTACCCGATGCCCTTGACCAGGGCGCGGTCACTGAGGCCGCCGGACCAGGCGATGTCGCAGTGGGAATAGGCCAGGTGGTTGTTGGTCCCCTCGCTGAAGATCCACTTCTTGCCGTTGTGGGTCTTGCGCAGGGCGAAGAAGTCCATGGCGACATCCTGCCACTCCTTGGGGAACTGCTTCTCGCCAACGGAAAGGCGGTTCATGAGGGCGAAGCCCATGTCATGCTTCGAACTGGCGAAGTTGACCGGCGTGAACTGGCCGGGGAACTCATTGGCCCGCTCCCAGCAGATCTGCCGACCGAGGCCGGTTTCGTCGCCGGCGGCCGTGAGCCCAGCGACACCTCGCATGAAGGTCCTGGTTGAGGCCTTGTGGAAATCCCAGTCATCCGTCCGGAAAGTGAGCAGACCCATGAGCCTCGAACGTTCGGCTTCGACGCGGTCCACATAGATTGAGGCGAGATCGCCTTCGCCCGACGCCGCGACGTCATAGCCGAGGGTGTGTCGACCTGGAGTTGCGAAGAGCTTCGGGAAGGACCCATGCAGGAAGTCCATGATCTTGCGATGGCGGGCCTCCTCATTCTGGGGGTTGAAGGGACCAAAGAGTTCGGCGATCTGCTGAGCCTCGAGGTGCAGGCGCTCGGCCTGGTACTCGGCCATGCACATGACAAGTTGCGACCAGGGCACGATGCAGGCCGTGCCACCCTTCGGATTGCACATGTAGGCCTGCTGGTAGGTGGCCTCGTCACGGGCACGCTTGCGGCAGTCAGCGATGAAGCCCTCGCGGGTGAAGCTGGTCCCCCTGGTCTCGTTGATCTTCTCCACGAGGCCCTGGGCCACCGCATCTTCGATCGTGGTGAAGTGATGCGACCAGTCGCCGACGCCCTTCCTGGCATCCATGGCGATCTGGTAGAAGAGAGTGTCGTTTCCGAAGTGGGAGCCCCACATCGCCAGATCATAGCCCCAGGTGACACGTGCCTGGGCGATGTCGTAGAGCTCCTGGGCACGCTGATGGCGAGGAAACTCGTCGATGCCGACGTCGCCGCCGTAGACCAGCATGGCGTTCGGATTCGAGGTGAACGCGATGATGCGGCTGCCGTTGTCGAACTTGATGACGCCGATCTTCACCTCTTCGGTGAAGCCGCTGTCGCTGCCGTCCGAGTTCCTGATCGGAACCCGGATGCTCTCCTCGCCATGGGAGACAATGCTCTTGGCGACCTTGAAGACATCGCAGAACTGCTTGCAGGCGCCCATGTACTCCAGGGCGCTCGGCCAGTCCTTTGTCGCAAAGAGGTAGTCTCGCTTTGGATACTGCAGGCGCTTGCGCACGTTCGCGAAACCATCCGCCCAGGTGGCACCAATGCGGAAGGACTTTTCCCAGAGCTTCAGGCGCGCGGTGTCCGTGATCCACTTCACCTGATAGGGCAGGAAGTACTTCGAGGCCTCCGGAGCGGAGTCGATCTTGCTGGTGAGAATGGCGGCCATGATGATGAGGAGGATCCTGGTCATTTCTTGAGGCCCATGATCCGGTCGATTTCCTCGACGGCGGCCGCGCGGATCTCGTCGGCCGTGGCAGGAGTAGCCTGGCGCACCTTGTCAGTGGCGGCCTTGATGGCCTGGCGCTGCTCGGACCACTCTTGCTCCGCGCGCTCGTACTCCCGGATCCGACGCTCCAGGAGCTGGGCCCGCTGGTCGCCCAGGCGCAGACGGGACAGGGCCAGTGAAAGGGTGTTGGCATCCTCCAGGGCGGCCGGCGTGCCGTTGTCCAGGGCGATGGCCTGATCGAAGATCTTCTGGCTGAGCACAGACGCCGCAGCGTCGGACAGGGAGAGCCCCTGCTTTGCCACGCTGGCGACGTTCTCGGCCATCTCGCGCTTTGCTTTGAGCTCCTCGAGGTACTCGGCGAAGGCGCCCTGGCGGAAGCGCCCGGCGCTCATGAGCGAGATCTCCACGCCGGATTCCTCTGCCAGCGCCTGGATGTCCTTCAGGAGGCAGCCCTTCAGCTGGCCGCATCGACGGAAGAATTCCTGGAGCTGATCCGGGGTGAGAGAGGTTTCGATTTTCGTCGCCATGTTTGGAGATTGAACCCGGCGGGGTGAAGAGCCCCGCCGGGGTATACAACCAGTCATCAACTACACTGACATTTCATGAACCAAGGTGAGATGCCGCCGGGCTCACAGGCTTCCTCGGCGCGTGCGCTGCCGCTGGATTTGCGGGCCTGCGCATGTTGTTCGGGTGGGTAGATAAATGGGTCAGACGCCCTGTTCGGTGAGGATCGAGATCCCAAGGGTGGAGATGCGCCAGCGCTTGGCGCCAAGGGGCGGCGTGAAGGGGACGAGCCAGCTCTTGTCGGCGAGGCCGCGAAGCTCGACCTCGAGCTCGGGGGCGGTGAGGGCGCTGTATCCCTCGCGGCGCAGCAGCATGAGCAGCTGCTCCTCGCTCAAGCCCGTGCTCGAGCAGCTGCGAAGGGTCGCCAGGATGAAGGTGACCAGGTTGACTTGCTGGTATTGGGTCATGGTCAAATCAGGTTCTTGGTTTCACGGAGGAGGCCGATGACGCGGCCGGGAATGGCGTCGATGCGCTCATTTACCTCGGCGAGATTCGAGTTGAGCGCCTCCAGGTCGCGCCCGTGTTGGGTCATGTTCGCGTCGATCGCCGAGATGCTTTTGCTCTGCGCCTCCATCTTTTCGTAGATGCCCTTTCTGGATGCACTCTGCCGGGCGAGTTCAGCATCCACCTTTTCCTGCTGACGCCGATACTCCTCCTTGGTGACGAACTCGTCCTGGAGACGCGGCGATCGCGTGAAGAGGCTCTTGAGTCCTGCAGCTGCAGGCACAAGGAGAGCGATCACCAAAACAATGAGACCAATGAAGGATGGAGAGACTGAATCCATGGTGGCGTAGCTGGGGTCAGGCGGTGGTGTGAACGGTGTCGGAAAGTGCTTTGGCGCGTGCTGAATCAGCGGCCTTGCGACCGGCGCCCACTATGATCTGGTGCAGCCAGTCCGTGTTGGCATCCAGGTTTGAGATAACCTTCGACGCCGCCTCCTGGCCGATGAGCTTGTGCAGTCCCGAAAGGCCTGCGCCCACTGAGCCCAAACCCATGCGAAGGTAGAGACAGAGCCCGGCCAGGAGCACGGTGCCGACGATGCCGGCGCCCGCGATCAACCGCATGTTGCGAAGTGTGTTCGCGAGCTCGTTCTCGCGCATGAAGGCATCAGCAAGCTGCTGATCCTTGGCCTTGTTGGCGGCACGGGCCTGATCGAGATCCCGCTGCAGGGTCTTTAGCTGCTCTGCCAGGGCGATGTTGCGCCGCTCAGTCTCCGCCTGCGCATCGAGCGCCGCGGCGACACGCTTGTGATCTCCCGATCGCAGATCGGCCACCAAGGCTACGATCTCATTGTCTTCCTTCGCCGTGAGGGGATCCACCTGATTGAGGAGTCCAATCCCGCCGCCGACGAAACGACGGGCGAGCACCGTGTCCGGAGTCTGCTCTGCAACGCCCAGGACGATGTTCGCCTTGGAAAACTCCACATGGGAGGCATGCACGACCTGGTCCCGCTGCAGGTCGACCTTTTCTGCCGCCTTCTCCTCTTTCCCCTGGGCGGCCTGCTTCGCGGTCAACGCGTGATCAGACCACCAGGTGGTGGGATTCCACCAGCGCTTGCCGGCAGGGGCGCTGACGCAGCCCGAAAGGGCGAACACCAGGACTCCCACCACAACGCCGAGAAGCAGCGCGCGCAG